GGTATCGGCCTTTTTGGTATTGTAACACAAGGCCCTAACTCAATACATACAATACCAGGTCCTTTTGATATCGAACCTCTTTGTGCACAAATTGTTGTTGTATCACCTGGAAGTAAATTACTTGATGTTTTAGTATTACCAACTGCATCTTTATAAGTTACCGATAAGGGAAAGCTTTCCCTTGTTGTATCATACCATGGGTTGGGTACAGTTTTACCTGCTCCATAATTATTATTATAGCTATCTGTTCCTAATTGATTTTGTCCATAATAATTTGCAATATCGTTATACTCAGGATATGGTTTTGTAAGTAATGGAAGGTTGTTACTATTTTTAACAATATACATACGAGTAGATGCTATTTTATCAGGCTTGGGTACTTCCCTAACATCATTTGTCCATTTAATCGAACCAACATCATGTTTGATATTAAACGAATCATACATCTTTCCGTTAACAGGTGTTTGGATTTGTCCGTTTAATTTCCATTTAATATTTGCAGTTGAAGACCAAATATAATACTTTTTAGATACACTTTCAATTACACCCTCATATTTACAACTTCCATTATCAGAAGTAGCGTTTGGATTGAAATTAAGTGCACTTGAATCAGTACATCCTTCGATTTCTTCTTCCTCAACAATCACTTCCTTATATGTACAACTACCGTCGTTATCTTGAGCCAATGAATTATAATTTTCAGCTTTTGGATCTGTACAACCTCGTACTCGTGCATTTACCTTATCTGGAACAGTAGAAGTGTATATTGAATTAGATGTGGTTGATTTTAAAATTTGACTAACCTTATCAAGTGTAATTTGCTCTTCTTTAGATAATATATTATCTTTCTGTATATCTCGTTTTGGTAAATAGAAATCAATACAATTAATCAAAGATGATTGTGCATCTTGTAATAGTTGTGCTATTGATAAATCAATACAATCTGTTTTATCTCCATTTGGGTTACCATAATTTATATCATTAATACTCCAATTTTTATTTGATGCGTAATAGTTCATAGATTCAATAAACTTTGTTTTGATTCTATGTAATAAAACTTCAAAGCTTTCTATATTGAATTCTTTTTTAATTAAATTAATATAATCAACTCCATCTTTTTCCTTACCTTTGGAAAATAAAAAGTTTTGAAGAATTTCTTCCAATTTCAATCCCTCTATAAAAACATTTACATAATAAATCACATCATCTCTAAACGTTTCGTTTTCAAGAAATACATCCAATCGTTTTTCTAAATCTTTATTTTTCTTTTTAGCTCTATTTGGTAAAACTCTAATTTCTGTTCTTGATGGTGAAATTTCATGTATCCATAAATTATCACCTTCAATTGAATCAACACCCACTCTTCTGTTTAAAAGAGTTACTTGTGTTTTAAATATTCCGTTTGAATACCCAGCTTCTCTAATTAATTTTTCAATATCTACTATAAATTCGGTTGTTCCGTTTTTCTTTTTTGTTTGGGAATTATCTGATATTATAAAATATTCAGATATATTAACATCATCAATATAAATGTATCGTACCAATTTACCATCATCCCCTTGTGGTAGTTGGTTTTCACTTGAATCAAATAAAATAAATTCGATCATATCAGAACAACCCAACCCAAAGTTAGATTTAGATATTTCTTTTTCAAATACCTTTCTATCCTCAGAGTCAACCTTGTACCCTTTTCTATCGATTATGTCTTTAAATCCTTTTATAGCCATTTCTTATCCTTTATTTTTTCTAATCTTCCAAGTAAGTCCTTCTTGTTTTAAGTTACCAGTACCATCTTCAAACTCAACTTCTATTTTAAATTTACCGGTATAATCTCTGGCTTTGTTTCCCCAACGCTTTGGTTTTGGATTGTTCTTACCTCCGATTGATTTTCTAAAGAAAAATGGTATTTCTTGAGTTGCACCCTGTTCAATGTTAGCATTAGCGGATGGTTTCAATGATGAATCAGAACCAAATCCCATTATAGGACCTATTCCACCAGCATCGGTAACTGTTAGTTTAACTTTAGTTATTTTTTTACCATCATCTCTAAGATTTTGTATTTTTATAAAACCACCCTTTCCACTTTGTGGATTTTTCCTAGAAGTTGTCCATGAAGCATCAAACCCAGTCCAATCAGCTGGTTTATCTTTTATAACTCCCCAATATGCTTCATTACCTGTAAATGGTGTTAAACCACTTGCTGCAGCTGCTGTTTCTGCGGCAACTCCCGATACTTGACTTGTAAGTTGGTTAGTAATTGCTTTCTGAACTTCTAAAAGTTGTTGTAATGTTTTCTTTTGTGCCTGTAATCCTCGGACTTGTGCATTTAGAGAAACCCTCTCTACTCCCTCCTTACTACCTGCTATAACTGCGTTTTGAAAATCAGATAATAATGTAGTAAATCTGGTATTCGCAACTTGTGTTTCATTTTGAGCAGAAGCTTCTTGTAATTTTGCCAAATCCAATTGAACTTCCAATTCTGCAATTCTACTTTTTAAACTTTCTATTTCAGAAAGAGCAGTATTCCATTTCTGTCTAAAATCTTCTGAAACTTTTACCAATGCTTCGTACTTAGCTAAAAGATCATTATATATTTTTTGTTTAACAAAAGGTCCTTTTTCAGGCTTCTTCTTTTTTATTAACTCATCGACTTTTACATCTAAGGATTTTTTTAGTTCTTCTTCATTATATTTTGGCTTTTCTATATAACCAGAAGTTTCTCCACTAAACTTAGTTTGATTATCATCGTATTCTAACGTTTCTCCATCATCAACCCAATCTGATTTATATCTTGGGGAAATTTGCTTTCCCTTGATTGGTCTATCATTCCACTTTATTGGTGGTGGGACATCTCTAAACGGTCTAACTTGTTTGTTATTTTTTTTACGTACAAGAATACCACCTGTTTTTTTATCCCTTTGTATTCCTTTAGAACCTTTCTTAGCAAGTTGCTCTGTTCTAATCTCATCTCGGCGCGGAGGCAATCCACCCTTCATTAAGTCTTGCTTAGGTTTATCAGGAGACTTTTTGAAAAGTTCTCCTACTTTAAAATCTTCAGGTTTAGCTGCCATGTTATAATTCTACGGTGAATGTTAAATCCTTGTCTTCAAAGTATTCAACTACACCATTTCTATTTATTTTTGTTTCAATATAGTAATCTCTATTGATTTCCCAATTTGTTAAATTTAATTTAAAGAAGTGTCCGTTTGCATCACAACTAATTTTAGTATAGTCATCATCGAATGGAATTACCACTTCACCAGTTACTACATCTTTAATTTGATAGTATGTAGTTGTAGGTAAATATTTAACATCTCTATAAGAATATGTGTTGGTGTAAGTTTTAAGAGGATATTTTTCTCTTGCGAAAACTCTAATTGTAGGTTTACTTCCCCTCTTATACGAAGTTTTTAATCTTTTAAACGTTACATGAATATCATCCGATGCAAGTTCTGTAAGAGAACCTGTTGTATAAGTTGAATCATCCCAACCAATTCTTATTTTAGGTTGGTAAATTGTATTTGTTTCTTTTGAAAAGAACTTCAATTGTCCATAATCAGTAGTATCATTCTCTTTCTCAGAATCATGTTTCAATATTAATCCATTATTTGGAATTGAACCAGATACCCAATCTTGAACTGTATTTAATACATTCATTGATATATCAGATGATGAATAAGAAAATGTCTGTGATGCCGATGAACCAGTTAACCACATTCCTCCTTTACCATTGTGTGAACCTGAACTTTCTAATGAAGCCGAACCGATTAACCAATTTGATAAAGTTGTTCTTTTATTCCAACTACATCCCTCAATTGATATCACATCAAATCGAGTTCCAATTCCAACATCCCATGATTGGGAAACAGGATGAGCATGAAGTGTATAATCTGTTGGGGATTCAATTGATTCACATTCTCTAATAATAAGTTCAGCAGAATGTACAGAAATATCTCCACTTGCATTTGAAGCAGATATTTCATTTGTATTAAATTGAATTAAAGAACGAGAAATATCCTTTAAGTTACCATAATACGTTTTAGTTATTTCCAATACCTCATCCCTACCTGTATTTTGGGTAGGTTGTTGTAAATAAATTGTTGAATCTTTTGATGCTGTTACGAAATAATACATTATATAACCCTCCCTTTTAAATCTTTGTTTGGATACTTCACTTCAAATATAGATGGATCTAAAGATGGATAAACCATTTTACCTTTAGTTGCATCTGATATATTATATGAGTGTTCTGAGTAGTTTCCTAAACACTTGTTAATAATTTCACATTTTGGTACAGACTGAACTCCCTCGATACCTGCGATTAATAATTCTATTTCCGATATATTGATTGCCATGTTAAACGTCCAATTATCTATATTAAAGTATTTTGCTAATTCTTGTTGAACTTTAACCAACACCTCTCTTTTGTTATATCCACCATAAACTCGGATTTCAAAATCACATCCAATGTTTATAACAAATCCATCTATTAAATTAACACCATCCGTTAACATTCTGTATTCGCTAATATATGTTTTTAAGTTTTCTTTAACTGCTTGATTTAAAGTAGATAACGTTTTTTCTGAATTGTATCCAAGTATGTATAAATTAATTGCAAATGGATTATTCTTTTCAGATGTATTTGATTTCTTACCACCTAAAAATCGTGTTACTTCATCTTTTATTTCTTGTTCTGTTCGTTTAGTATCACCTAATTTTTGAACTAATCCTGTAAACTCATTAAGTGAAGTTTGATTGGCTAATATAGAAGCTGGAGAATTATTATCCAACTCACCATCTGGTGCACAATAAGCTTTAGCGATACCACCATATTTTGCTGGTAATGATAATGCTCTTACTTGATAATCTTTACGAGTTACTGCTCTATTTTGTGAACCAAAGTTTGCTAATGCATTTTCTCTAATTTCTTCAATCGTATCTGCACCCTTACCACCAGTTCCTGTTTCTTCATTATCAACAGCAACAGAATTTTTGGATACTCTATAAAGAGCCTTTTCTGCTTCTTGGAAAGATGAAATATCATCATCAAATGAAATTGTTTCAAGATTATTTAATTCACCTACACCTACATTTGATTTTACTCCACCACCAACTAAATAAGATATAGTAAATTCTCCTGTTGGAGCTTGACCATATGATTTTGTTTTTAGAAAGTTTGAAGGATCAAATGATGCACCCATTTTATCAATAGAAGAGTTTAATCCCAATCCTACATTTTTAAAGCTAGGTATTAGAGTTTCATCTCCTTTTGAAGAATTACCTGCACCGAATACAAGTGATGTTGTATTATCATCATTTATTTTAGTTGTAAATCTCCTTGATGTTTTTAAAACTTTAAGAACATTTGGTACAGATTCTTTGAATTGAGCCAAATCTTTATCTGTTTGTTCTGAGTTTGCATAATCAACGTAAACCATTTCTTGTGCTAAGTAAGGAACTTGATACCACTTATTTCCATTAGAATCTCTAACATCATAAATATCAATTACATTATTATCTCCTAATTGTATTTTAGAAAATTGTTCAGGAGAATTACCAAAAGTATAATTAATTGTTTTTAGTTCAGCAGACATTGCATTTACATATTTTTTTAATAAATATGTTGTTGGTGTTCCTTCGTTACTTTCGTAAATTGAAATTTCTCTGTCATCTTCTACCGAAAAATCAAGTAGTTCTGTACTTCTAAATCGTGTTCCTGAATTTGATGATACTACTACCATTCCTTCTTTGATTCTCAAACAATAATCCAAATCTGCTCTTACTTCATCTCCAGTTCCAATTGATGGTACGGTTTGATATACTGCCAATCTTACAATTGATGGTGAAGTTACTTTTGGCTTATATCCAAGATATTCTGCCAATGCAACTACATTCTGTTTATCTTCAGAATATAACATTAATGATTCTTTTAATGTATCATCTGTGTAATATGAAAGAACATCACCAAGATAAGATGCCATTTCAATGAACATCATTCCAGGAGAGGCTTCGTTGAAATCAGAATAAGTTTGAGGGAAATATGTTTTTGCGTACTGGATTAGATTTTCTCTAAATCCAGAGAAATCTTTATTAAGGTACTTTATGTCCCTACCTTGATTCGATTTTTTTGTTGAACTATTTAATGCCATTTTTTTATCCTCTTACCGTAAATGTTAATTCTTGTGATTCAAATTGACCACCTACTGAAAACTTTAAATGAATTCCAGCAGTATTTTTATCTTTCATTTCATCCGTCATATCTACTACAATTTCATCAATATCAATATATGGTAACCAGAAGTTAACACTATCCGTTATTAGTGATTCAAGTTGTATTTCTAAATCATCTGTTATTTGTTCAAATAATAGCTCTTGTAATCCTGTACCAAAATCTGGTTGTAGAATTCGTTCACCCTTATTAGTTAATAGTAAATTTTTTAAATTACTTTTTGCTTGTTCAAATGAAGAAAATGCCTGGTCAAAGTAACCACCATTTCCTCTTTGTACTGGCAAAGTAATTCCATACGCGGAGTTAGAAAACTCTTCGGTATCTTTTACTATTTTCTTATCAAGAATGTAAGCCATTTATTTATTCCTTATTTTATCTCTTAAACTTTTTAACAAGTTCAGAGTTATCTCTATTTAATATTCTATCTAAACCAGGTAATCCAGTCTGAACTCCTAATCCAGTTTTACTTGGAGTAGATGCCATTTGTTGATATCCCATTTTGTGAGCCATTTGAGCTCTTAATGCATCTGTTCCACCTGCTCCTAAAGATGTTCCCATACTAACTGTTTGGTCAATATCCGGTTCTGCATCCATATAAGAAGGTATGTGAGTATTTTCTTGAACTATTGGTTGTTGTGTTTGTTGTGGTAAACTATCTAATACAGATGCCCCACCACCTTGGCCACTTCTCTGTGCTTTAGAAAAGGGAGTTGTTTGATTTAATACTTGATTTAATACTGCGTTCTTTGAGAATGTTCTCTGTGGTGCTTGTGTGTTTTCTTGTATTGGTACAATAGTTGCTGATTGTTCTTCTCTAAGAATTTCATTAGCCATATCAAATGGATCCTGTGTTTTTTTCTTTAGTACCTTTTTTGATGTCTTTGTAACTTCCAATAATCTTTTACTAACTTCCGCTTCTAAGATTTTAGGAAATGTTTTAGACAAAAATAGCTCTTGCTTTTTAGCAACCTCTACTTCAACGAGTGCCTTTATTACTTTAATTAATTGTTTGTTATTCATTTCTAATTCTTGTTATCTTACTATAAATATATCTTTGTTGATTTTATGGTTCTTATTCACACTAATAGTAACATTTGATTCCCATCTCGTATTTTTTATTTATCATAGTCATTTTCTTTTTACGATTAGTTCCAGTACGTTTACAAGTGATATGTAACCATATACTATTACCATGTTCAAATATAAATTGGTCAAATGGGAGTGTTTCCACAATCCATTTAGAGATTGGTAAATAATCTCTTGGCCCAAGTCCTGTGAATTGAATATCTATTGCTTCACCAATCTCATGCTGAGAGACCCTACCTACTAAACTTGGTGTTCCTCGGAAAGCTGAATTGATTACTACATTTGGATATTTTGCTAGTATTGGCTCTACTATATTTACCGCTACGTGTTTTAAGTTACACACAATATCATCAACAGTAAGACCATGTGCTGCTTTTATCTTATGTGGGAACGTAACATCCAATGATAAAGAACGAACTTTTAAATTGGGTGATAACTCGGCCTCATAGTTTAATCCTACTCCACATTGTGAAGGTATTGCTTCTGCAGCATTTTCTGAAGGAGTTATTTCATCAGGAGTATCTGATAAATCTGGTGATACATCAGGAGCAGATTGTCTTTGAATCGCTGCTAATGTTGAGTTTTTTTCTTCACCATCATCTGTAAGTATTTCGGTTCCTGTTGCTGCAACAACCGCAGCTGCACCAGCTACGGTGTTGTTGTTATCAGGAATAATTTCTAATAATTCTTCTACCGTAAGAAGGAGTGTATCTATAATACTCAAATCAATTGGTGGATTAACTACTGGTTTCGGTACACTAGGTCCTGCTGGTGGAACTGTAAACCCAGTCCATGTTAATACACCTGGTGCAACGAATGGTGGTGCACCTGGATATAATGATGTTGTCATATATAATCCTTGTATGGTTGGTACATGAGACATCATGGATGCTATTAATCTATCTAAAAACAATCCACTATCATCAACGGGACTAAGTGGTCCAACTGGTGTCCAAGTTCCAGGTGAAGTTGTTATAGCTGCGGTTGTTGTTATATTTAACATAGAACCTGGAGCTGGAATTATTGGTGGTATTCCTGTTACTAAAGTTGCACCGGTCCAATAACCTAATACACCCTTTCCTATATCATCGGCAAAAACATGCTTTCCTTTTTGTTTTGAAAGTGCAGTTGTACACGCAAGAGTAACTAAAGTTTCCATCAAAGCAATGTTTGGTGTTTGTATAGGGATATTGTTTATTGTCTGTAAACCTCTCCTAATACACATATCATATTCTTGTGTAATCTTTTTTGCAAATTCAGGGAAGGCTTTAATCCCATCTTGATTTTTCATATAACCTAACATGCTTTGTTTGAATATTGCGAAAGACATGAGTTATTCTGTATAATTAAGAGTGGATAGGAATGTACTCAATTTGGATTTGATTGTATTAAAATCTCCACGATTGTTTGGTCCCATCATTGTAGGTCCTGCTGGTGTTGAGAATATTTGAGCATTTATAGCATCTATTAATTGTTCCATCAAATCAAGTAGAGTTTCACCTCGTACTAATGGCTCATCGGTGGACTCTGTATTTAAGTAGATTTCTCCAGCTCCACCGAGAATAAAAGTGTTATTATCATTTGTAGTAATTCTAACATCACCATTGAAATCCATCTCCGCTCCATCTAATCCATTATCTATTGTAAGTTTACCATCTGATATAAATGAATAGTTTCCTTTAGAGTAAAATAACATTTCAGAATCCTTGGATGATAATATAATTCTACCACTATTAATAAGAACTTGATCAGTTCCTTTTAATTCAGGTTCTTCTGCATATATTGGAGTAGTCTCCATTGGAGTGTCAATCTGACCAGGAGTAAATTCTAATAAATGTTCTCCACTTGCCATTACAATAGTTGAACCATCATCTACTATATCTTCAAGTAAGAATTCTTGTTCTTTTAATTCATCTAAAGATTTATCACCTTGTCTGTTTCTTATTATAATGGTTGGTGCTAAAACATTATCAACATTATTATAACCACTAAAACGAATTGATTGTCCAAAACGAGATTGTATAACTTTATCTCCTTCGTGAAATTGTAATGGATTTATTTGAGTAGCTTCAAAATATTCATTTTTAGGATCATCATCTGTTCCTGATGCTGAAGAGTTTGGTGTACCTGTTTGAGATGTAGTTGAATAATCATCAGATTTTCCTGATGGTGGTTTTTCCTTATCCGGATTAATCAAACTATTTGGATTACTTTTTGCTGAGTTACTGTTAATATCAGAACTTGGCATTCTTTTATAAACATACTTACCACTTGAAAGTCTAACCAATTCAACAGTTTCCCCAATTAATGGTAACTCTATACTTGCAACATCCATCGGCCGTATGAATTTCAAATCTGCTAATGAAGTTGTATTATCATCCATTCTACGTATTTTTGCAGAACCAATTTTTCCAGTATTTTTAGGTCCGAATACTTCAGAGGAAATACCATGTGATGTTACGGCAGGATGATTTTCATCGAGAATAATATCTAGGACGAGACCAGATAATACTTCACTTCTGGTTTGGTTACTTCTACCCGATATATTTCCTGCTTGACTTAATCTACTCATTCTTACCTACTTTTAGTTTTAGTTCCTCTACTTCATTAGTAATATCATCAAGTTTTATATCATGTTCATTACTAACTTCTGAAATAGTTTGATCTAATTCTTTTAGTAATTGTTCTTTTTCATCGTTTGATAAAAACCCACTATCTCCTTCTGATTTTTGATTGTTTCCAATAATCCTTTGGGCTATTGCTGCCATTTTAATAAGTGCATCATCATTACGAACAGATGAATCAATTAAATCTCGTATAATCGGTCCCATTGCCATCATATCTTGAGAATGACGGACAAGTTTTCTCATCTCAGCAATCAATTCTGATATTCGTAACTTCTTTGTTTGTTGGTTGTCGTAGATATCCTTAAATAACCCACCAAGGCTTTTACCTGGAAATAATTCGAATTCTGTACTCATGATTTTACCATATTATCTTGTATATAAATATGATAAACAAAAAAACCTCACTTTTTAAGGTGAGGTTCTCTTTTAATGTACATTGGTAAAAAGCGTATATTATGCTTTCTTTTTCATGATGTGGTATATAACTCCAGCTCCTACTAAACCTAGTAAGCCTTCATTACTTAATGAACCAATAATACCCATAATGTTATCCACTACTGATATTTCAGGCCAAAAAGGAATCGATGCACCTTTGAATAATACTTCAAGTACTACTCCAAGAGCAATGATACTGATACCGATTTCTGTTAGTGATTTTGCCCAATCACCGATTTTGTTTAGAAATTCCATATTGTTGTTCTCCTTTGTTTTTTGTTAGAATTGTATAACCTCTTCCTTATTCAAAACATCGGACATGTCTAGAATAACTATGGTATATACAATGAAAAAAGTTCCAATATATATTCAATACCCAATTAGAGAAGTGTATGAGGGGTTTATATATTTATGTATAAAAAAACCCCACGAAAGTAGGGTTGTTTTGCTAACCACTTTATTATACGATTAGAGATTTTCGAGGGAATTTATAACCTATTATTAGTATCCTCTATCTTACAATAAGTATAGTGTGGTTGATTAAAAATTTAAATTATTTTCTTTTTTACAATATAATTGTTAAGTATTAAAGTATCCATCTCACAATTTAAAAATGTTTTAATTGCATCAAGTGGTGTTAATACCATTGTTTGGTCTTTTAAATTAAAAGAAGTATTAATAACAAGTGGGTACTCATTTATAACCTGTAACCGTTCAAGTAAATTATACATTCTTCTATGTTGTCTTTTATTAACTGTCTGTATTCGTGCCGAATCATCTACATGGGTTATTGCCGGTAAATGATGTTTGTGTTCATCTCGTACTTTGACAACCTGATTCATGAATGGTACGGTATCTTCATAATCAAAATATATTGAAGATGATTCTTCTAATACCATTGGTGCGAAAGGTCTGAACCCTTCTCTTTTTTTAATAACCCTATTCAAACGAGATTTCATTTGAGGATCTCTTGGATTTGCAAGTATGGAACGATTACCTAATGCTCTTGCACCAAATTCCATTCTACCTTCTACCCAACCAATTACATTTCCATCTACAATTTCATTTGCAACTATATTGGTTATCTGTTCATATAATTTTCTCTCACCCCAAACATCCTTCTCATATACCTTAAGAGCAGTAACTACATCATCGGTATTAAATGTTGGTCCTAAATATGGATTAGAATTATCAACTCTATTTCCTGGAGTACTATATGCATAGTGTAATGCACATCCAATAGCTGAACCAGCATCTGATGGAGCTGGTGGAATATATAAGTTTGTGAATTTTGTTCTTTTTAAAATTTTCCCATTAGCAGTACCATTATATGCACACCCACCACTTAAACATAAGTTTTCGGATTTGGTTTGTTTGTATAATGTATCTAATAATCTAAAAAATAAGAATTCATAAATTTGTTGAAGCGATGCTGCAATATCTTTATGTACTTGTTCTAATGTTTCTTCTGGTAATCTATTTGGTAGTTCAAAAAGCTCCGATAACTTTTGATTAAACATACTATTAGTTGACCACTCATAAGTAAAGTAATCCATGTTTAATTCAAACCCACCATCTTTAGTAGTGGTATATAGTTCTTTGAATTTATTTATATACTTAGATGCATCTCCATATGGAGCTAATCCCATTACTTTATATTCACCTTCGTTTGGTTTGAATCCTAAAAATGCAGTAAATGTAGAGTATAACATTCCCAAAGAATGTGGAAACTTAACAGAACCTATTTTTTTAATATCATCCGATGCCTTTGCAAGTGAAGTAGTTTCCCATTCCCCAACACCATCAACCGATAATAAAGCAGATTCATTAAAAGGAGATGTATAATATGAATATGCCAAATGAGATAAGTGATGGTCACAATAAATTAACTGAGTTTCACTTCCTCGTAAAGTTTCTAGTTGTGATATTGTATCCTTATATACTTTCTTATTTCTAGATATTATTTTTAATCTATTAAAGAAGTTTTTCCATCCTCCTTTTTTTGTAGAAGTTTCAATTCTATCTAATTTTAATTCTGGATTTTCATAAAAACAAACTGCCTTCAAATCATTGGGTTTGATTTTAAATTCTTTAACCAACCAATTAATAGTGTTAATTGGAAAAGATGAATCGTGTTTTATACCTGTGAATCTTTCTTCCTCACATGCTCCTAATACTTTCCCATCCTTTATCAACGAAGCAGCAGAATCATGATATCCACAACTTATTCCTAAAATATAACCACTTACCATATATATCTATTTATATATAAATATTACAAATAATCATTATCTATATAAGGGTTTGAAGGAACATCATTATTTTCTTCTTTAGATGACCAGAAATCTTTTTTTCTTGGTTCTCTAAACTCTCCATACTCATGATAATCATTTAACATTTTCTTTTGATGAGTCTTCATTACATTTACAACCTTTGTTATATAGTGTGTTTTACAATCTGTCATTTCTCTTATTAGGAGATATAAATGTTTCTTATTAAAGTTTTCAATATATTCACTTCTTCTAAACAGTTCAAGTATTGCATCTGCTATTTGTAAATCTCGTTTCTTGATAAAAACAGAATTTAAGTTCATATCCCAATACTTTAACATTATTTGTTTAAATTCTTTAAACTCATCATTTTCAGAAGTTTCACTAAAATCATTTTCAGGATTCCAAGTTTCTGGCATCGCTGATAATAAAGATGTTTGTTTCCATCTTTTATAGTTACCGTTGTTTTTTAAAATTAAATGGTTTTTAGCAATAATAGTAAAGTAAGAAAATGCTCTTCCCTTTCCAGGTTTAAACATATGCATCTTTTCTACCATAATAGAAACTACTTCTGTTTGAATATCTTTTTTTGATACATCAAAATAAGAAAACTTAAATGTATTCAATACATTTTCTGCAAGTTTTTCAAATGGATATTTAATTCCATCTTCGTATATTTTAGAACGTAATTCTGAATCAGTCGATGCATTGTATTCAACAATAGCTTCTTGAGCAGGTGAACCAAAATATATTTTGGATTTCTTTTTTCTTGGTCTTGGCATAATTTATATTTCGTTGTTAAGGTCTTCGATTAATTTTTTAAGTTCTTGGAAAGTTACACCAACTTCATCATCTTTTTCAAATGCTTCTCTGTTATCAATATCTTTCATCTTTTTTAACGTATTTTCTATACGTCCTCTAACTTCATTTATTGATGAGATAAGTCTATCTTCTAATTGTTCCGTTTGTTTTAATAAGTTTCTTACACCTATTAACAAAATAAGATTAAGTAAAGCAGATATCAAGATTATGATATTAGTTGTGTTTGATAAAAATTCTATCATAGTTTATTATTTTAATTTAATTGTATATCGTATCCACTAAATTTCTCCATGTACGATGTTATTTTTGTTCCATATCCATCCCTAAAAACTTTTCCATGTTTAAAGTATCGTTTTACAGAACCCTGTCCTCCAAGATGTGCTGCTGCTAATATCCCACTTTCAGTAATTAACATACCATTAATGGTTTGTCCATCGAATACATCAATGTACTTTTGTAATTTTTCTTTGTTGTGTAATAATAAAGCTATCATTGCTTCTTCTTGAAGTTGTGGGTTAGATAAGAATTCATTTTTAGTTACCTTGAATCCTAATCCTTTTAGAGTTGATTTTCCAAATTGGTACTTACCCATGTAACCCCATTTGTTTATGATATCATATCTGTTACCACTTTCTCTAAATCCTATATCAGTTAAGAAGTTATTAAGTTCTTCTGTATAATATATCTCTTGTAGTTTTATACTATCAATTAAACATTGTTTTTCTAATTCCTGTTCCTTAAATATATCAACTAAATCTATTTCATTAGATTCTTTTTCGGTATTCTTTAATGCTGCCGAATCAATTACTCCGAATGATAATAATGTTACTATCACCGAAAATATTATTGGTTTTTTCATGTAGTCTCCTATTTTGATTAAACTATTCTACTAATATACGAAAGATAATTCATATATCCAAGCTTTTTCTTGTATTTTTTAAGCTTCGCCCACCGGGCCGTAGAACATTCCACTCATAACTGATATATCTTCTGATTCATCGTTTGAATCAGAATCATCTTTCAAGAAACTACCAAGTGTGTCCACCAAATCAGAGTTTTCTATAACTATATCTTGCATATCGGTAATAGTTTCTGTTAAACTATTATCAAATTCTTCCGAAGTACAAAACCCTTTATCTATTAATAAATCAATAATGGTTTGTGTTATTAAAGTTTGTGTAAGTAATTTATTTGTTAATTCTTTTATTATCTTTTTTGATTCCAAGTTCATCTAATAAATCTTTTAGGTTATGTTTATCTTCTTCTCCGTAAATCAAATCACCAAATCCCTTGGTAATAGTTTTTTCAGTATAACCGATTGCAGCTGCAAGTCTAATACATACTACTTTGTATTCTTGAATATCCATGTCATCTGGTACATCTAATTCAATCTTACTTGCTTCTCTATTGTGTTCAATAAAATCTTTATCCGTATATGTAAATATAAGTTTTCCCATGTTTTCGTTTTAATTATAAGATTTCAGCTCCCTTTGTTAATAAAGGTTCAGCTTTTTTGTACTTCATAAATTCAGTAGAACCATCTGATAATTTTACCATAACTCTATCATTTCTACCGTACTTTTTTCCTCGTGTAAATGTTGTAGTGTATCTTCTAACTGCATCTGTTATGAGAATCCCATCCAAATGGTCTATCTCATGTTGTGCACATACACATTCTAATAATCCCTCATCTTGATAGAATTCATTTGAATCCTTCCAATCAGTTTTATCAGATGAAAAGATAACTGTTCCCAAGTTATCACACTCTACTGTAAATGATTTATGTCTTAAAGTTTTAACTGGTTTTTTCATTGTCTTATCTAAAGATAAACATTGTTCTACATAAACAACGGTTTCTTT